CAGAAATAGGGTACCTATGTTTTGGTCCTTAACTATCGTTTTAACTGACCCTGGGTTGACTGATGTCGCTGTATGAGTTCCTGTTCCAGTATCAGTTATATTAACTCCCGTTCCAGCTTCAGCGAGAGTTATTGTTGTAGCCAGCTTAAAAGTTGTACCGCTTAATTTTATAACGAAGTAATTAGTAGCAAGCGATAACCCAGCTGGCAAGGTGCCACTACTTGTAAGTTGTACGCAAGTTCCAGTATCAGGGACTTGACCTCCAGTAGTGCATATATCGGTAGTATCATCAGCCGTGAATGTCTGAGCGAACGATGTGTGGAATAAAGTGGCAACGCCTTTTTGAGATTTAACTGCGCCTGGAAACGCTTCGATGTCAGCTTTCTTCATTAAAGCGATACCACCACCAAGGTAAGGAGAATCTACGATCCCGTTTTGCCAGTCTCTAATTGTTATCGGTTCATTTGTCATCTTTTCTCTAATATTGTTTCTATCCGCTCTAACCTGTTACCTATCTCTATAATTGCTTTATCCCTATCATCGGCATTCTTATTATAAATCAAATGTGCGGCACTAATCACTTGTATATCTCTCTGCATCAAAGCAATATTTAGTTCTATCTGATTCATCCTTTCGTTAGCTTGAAGGACTGGATTATTTATATAATTCATTAACCAGAAAGTAGTGGCCGCTATAGACAAAGCAAGTGATACTTCATTGAATAATATTTTCTTTATTTTTTCGTTGTCCATGTCTTTATCTTGCACTTGGTACTATTCCCGACCCGATTATATCTTTGACTCTTGTGCCGCCAGCTGTATCTACTGTAAATGTAGGAGTTGCGATTGACGATGTAGCGCTCGTAACGGCAGTAGCTGGCACGGTCACAGTAATAGTTTCTTGAGCCGTTATGTTGTAAGTGGCAAACGCATCCCACGTAATCGTGACTACCGTATCAGAGGTTCGCACTACACCTCCCAGACTTTGTAGTGCCTTAGGCACAAGATTCCAACCGAGAGCTTCAGATTGAGCAGAAGTTATTCCTGCTATGATTTCATCTCTTTGTAAGTCAAAAGAACCTGCACCAGCGGCTATCCAAGTATCGTTTACTAGAGTAATTATTAAAGTTTTACCACCAGCTACGATATCCGCCTCTGTTACACTGGCAGTGATTGTGCCTGAAATGGTGGCTGGAGATGGCCTAAAAGCCCATTGACCAGCAGCGGTAGCTTGACTAGCAGCCACGTTAGTAGCTGTAGCATCTCCAGTAGCTCCGATTGCGGCAAATCTTTGTGCAATTACGCTTATATTAGAACCACCAGACGAGATGTTATTAGCCAATGTAGACCAGCTACCACCTGGCATGCTCACGGCAGTATCACTATTTACTTGGTACCCACCTAAAACATAGGCGCCAGAAGTAACCGTAGTAATTGTTCCAGCAACAGGAGAAGTTGCCCCGTCTTGGTAGGTAGCATTCCCAGACATTGCTTCATCTTCTGGAGTAGTAGCGTGAACGCCCCTTAATGTACCAGCCCACCAAGACTTATCATCGTTAACGCCAGCGGTGAAGGTATAACTACTAGCTTCTGAAGCGACATCTGTGATCTTCTTATAAAATATAGATATCTGAGTATCATTACCACTCGTTCCAGCGACTTGGTCGGCTGTTACCCAAGGACTGCCTGGGCTTCCAACTAGGGGAGAGTCATCTTCAACTCCCACAATCACTACAATATAGTCTCCATTAGCAGGAGTTCCGCCAGCGGGCCTAGTAACTGTGAAATCACCAGTTGTGTCTGATCCTGTATTTGAATCTATTAGTGATATTGCCATATTATCCTATCGATATTGTGAAATATGTCACGACTATACTAACACTCCCTGTAACTGGATCTTCACACGTTACTCTTAACTCTTGGTCTGATGCACCAATACCTATTATCCCTGCCCCAGTTCCTTCAACGATACCTGATCCTGCAGCAATGCCTGGATGGAACAACACAACTCCTGCTGCATCAGCCGCTGGCGTGTTAGCTGTACCAAATCCTATTCTTACAGATACATCTACTGTATTAGCGTTGTCTGCAGTCACGGATACTTTTGTCACTACCAAAGCAGTTCCAGCAGCTACGGCGCCCAGTAAGTCAGTATCAGTCTGAGCGCCATCGGCATCAGTTACTTGTAAGTTTTTAGTGATAGTATTGGGATGGCCTGAAATGACAAACTGCAGACCATTTCTCATAGCAAGTAAATCTGTTCTGTCGGCCGCTGCCACAGCAGCTGGAGTTGCGCCTAAATCAACAGCTCTTGCTCCAATTTTAACTGGGTTACCAGAATCAACTCCGTCATGAGCAACATTGCCCCCCACGTATAAGACTCCTTGAGCCGACATTCTTAAGTTACCGAACTGATTTTCTGTAACCGTCTGTGGAGAAGTGTCGTCAAATTGAGCTATCAAACCTACCGCTTGGATACCACCACCAGTAGAGTTAGTAGCGTTCACTACTTCACGAGTTCGGTCCCAACCAGAACCATCGAATACATAGTTCATGCCAGCTACAATCATCTGATTATTAGTGTTAACGACATCGTCAGCTCCATCTGTAAGCATCACAATAGGGTTTGTGCCGTCACCAATTATTAATCCTCCAGCTGCAGCATCAACTGTATGTGAGCCTCCTCCGTCAAATATTTCTACTTTTAAATAACCATTAGCATCTACTTGTAATGCTGTAAATTCATTTGTTGTATTAGCGAGTGTAGTATCAGCATCACGTCTCACAGCAAGCATAAGTTGGCCTTTGCTTGTAGCTTCCGCATAAGTATCGGTCCCTGCTACAAAGATTGTATCGTCTAGTAACTGAACGGAAGTGACTATATTCCCAGTATCGGCATCTATAGTCTGAAGTAAGGCAAGGGCAGCTGCTGAATTAACATCTATTACCCATAAAGCTCCATTAGCATTTGTATGTAATGGTTCATAATCATTCTCTGCGCCTGACCTAGCATTTAACGTATCGTCTCTTATAGCAAGCATCTGTATGCCTGGGTCTTGGTCTGAATGTGCCGCATCTTCTAATAAGACAAGATTGTCTATAAGTTGTAGGGCTGTTAAAGCAGCGCCATTCTCTTGAACCACAAACGTTCCAGCGTTAGTTACCGCATGAGATGGGACAGAGGCCAGAGATACGGGTTGTGTAGCTTGCCAAAATGTACCAGTTACGGCAACTGTCGGCATTGTGAGAACATCTATTTGAAGGTTGCCGTCTGAATCTGTTTTTAATATTTGGTAGTTCGTGCCATCCGTACCTAATGCCAAATTACCTACATCAGCAGCATCAACGGCTTCGCCGTCTGTTACTGCGGTTGCAAGGCCAGATATAGTCACAGAAGCATCTACCAGTAAGCGATGAGTCGTTGGATCAGCCCAAACTACTACACTGGCGTTGTCGTTAACGTTACTTTTAGCAATTAAGGCTGTTACCGAATTTGTTGTCCTATCAGTTGCTTCCGCCATTTTTGTTTAATATTTCTTGTTTAGCTCTTCCTAATGTTGCATATTGGTCTTTAAGCTGTTTCTCTCGGTCATCTTGTTCTCTCTTGAATCTATCTAATTCTACGGCACGATCTTCGTTTATCTTTCTACCATCTACAATCTCTTTCTCTCTAAGAACAATATTTTCGTTAGCCTTTTGAACCGCTTCGTGATGTTCCAACCACTTTTCAGATAACGAGTTAGCCGATCTCTTGATTTCAGCTTCAGCCGCTTCTATCCCTGCTTCACGTTTATTAAGTGACAACTCTCGGTCATCAGCAGATTCTTCTTTTTTGGTAAGTGCAACATCTCTTTTTTGAATATCTTTCTCTTTCGTCTTAACTCTGTCCTCACGACTGGATAATCCAGCGATCGTGTCTTTTACTTCTTGTAGTTTCCTGTCAGTTTCCTTTTTAATCTCATTTACTGGTTTAAGCGCCTCTACTTTTCGGGACTCTAATCCCTTCACTTCGCCCAAGAGGATAGATTTCTTAGTTTCTAGCTCGGCTTCGTTTTTAACTAACCGTAGATCCTCGTCTACCCTCGCTCTTTCACTTTTCTCGTACTCCCTTAAGTCATTAACGCTCTTTATTAACTTCCTTTCTTCTTTCCTTAGTGCGGTAACACTAACTTCTAAGGATTTAGTACCCCTTGATTGTTCTTTCTTGGTTGTTTCTGGGGTTAGTAACTTCATTAAAAATTAATCAAACCTCGGAATTATGCCTGCATTAGTAGCAAAAGTAAGTGCAGTTGGGTCTAAGGTAGCAGGTAGAACGCCAGCAGATACTACTGTTGTTCCTGCATAATCAGGCTCGCCAGTTATAGTTAGTAAGGCTTGATGGGCATCGGTTGTCGCCTGACTGGCAAGTAAATTCAAGTTTACCGTACCTCCATTAGCTACAACTGAAAACCAGTAATTGCCTGCCGTTACAGCAACTGGAGTAATACTTGTACTGTAAGCTGTGTTGGCGGCAGCTATACTTGGAGTAGTGCCACTTAAGATTTGAGTTTGCCCGTCTTCAGAATAAAGTACAAAATCAAATGTACTTGCAGTGGTGAAAGAACTTGAACAAGCTATCGTTACTTTACTAACAGTAATTCCGAATGGAAGGTAATACAGTCCGTGATAAGCAGTTGTATTTGCTGTAATTGCAGGGCTATCACCAACAAGAAGTCTCATATGAGCAGGGATAGGCACCATCGTAGACACGCTCGAACTACCAGCCGTATCCCATATTGGGTTGGCACCTGCTCCTTGAGTTTTTAAGAATTTCCCAGAAGTGCCTGCGGCTAAGTTAACCCAGTTAGTGCCGTTATGGTAAATGATGTCTCCTTGTGCGCCAGAGGTAATAACTACATCGGATAACCCGTCAAGCGTTCCACCTACAGCACTTACAAGTAACCTATGTGTTGTTGGATCGGCATAAACTACAACTGGTGTAGCGCCATCGACATCTGAGACAGCTAGTAATGTCGGGACTCTATTATCGTCTCTTTTAGCGTTAGCCATATTTTAAGTTGATTTTACTAATAGTTCTCCAGTAGCTGGATCTGCGTAAATAGGAACAGGTGTTAATCCATCGGCACTCGATACGGCAATGAGTAAAGGCACACCATTATCATCCCGTTTTGCCTGGTCTCCAGACAAGTCACTCCCCGTTGATCCGTCAGCAGTCGCAAGCCTATGAGTAGTAGGACTAGCTTTTACTAGAACAGGAGTCGAACCATCAGAATTACTTGCGGCAATTAGTGTCGGTACTCCGTTATCATCCCGTTTTGCGTTAGCCATTAAACTGTGAACTTATTTTTCTTGTTTAGGGGCATTATCGACTGGTTTGCCCTCAAATTCTTCTTCATCTTCGTCAAAGTCTGCAGGAACTACAATCTGTGGTTCGTCAGGGTTTTGTTTCTTACTCTCAGCCTTAGCCTTTGGTTTACGAGTGGAAGTTCTTGTCTTGTTTTTATTAACTGATGCAATAACGGCTTCTTCAGCATCGTTACTGGTTTCTCCTTGGCCTAGCTCGTCAGAGCCATCTATCACGTAAGCTTTGTTAAACAATTCCATAAATAACGGAACTTGTTTCGGAAACTTAGGAGAAGTCATCTTCTCTCCATCTGGATAAACAGGTCTGCCGTCAGGCAACCTTCTTAGTAACTCTCGGTTAACTAAATGTTTAGCGTAGTGTCGAGCAAGATAATCTGGCATATACAAGGATTCACCTGGGGCAAATGTCCTAGGTTTACCGTCATAGTAGCCAGTATATTCTTCATTCGAGAAATTTGTGAATAATGCGGTTTGTGTCATTTTATTTTTATGTAAGGGGGCAGTCACTTACTTTTAATGCCCAAGTGGCGCCAACGATTCCACGTTATTTTTGCGTTGGCCTTTCTTGGTCCTTGCCTCGATCCTGCCCTCCTCCTCACGAGATGGGCAGAACGAAGCAACGACCGACCTATTAGTCGATTGTTAAGAAGCAGAGAGCAAAGTCTGTAGAAGCTGCGCCATGCAGAGCATAGCCAACCGTTGCGGCAAGTGATGCATCGGCTCTGGAGACAACTGTACCTGTTACAGAAGTTTCTGCAGAGACAAGGTCGTTACCTACAACAACTGTTCCTTGTGCAAGAATACCTGCAATTCCATGAGTTTGGACCCATCCAAACTCTAAAGTCGGAATTGCGTACTGTGCAACGCCTACTGGACCTGAAGACTTAGTCGTTGGAGAAGCAATTATACTCATATAAGGATTGACTTTCACGTCTACCTTACATGTGCCTGTGGTTGCAACTCTAACTGGCTCTTCAAGATTGAAAGTAACTACTGCGCCAGAGGCGGCAGTGTTGCCTTTAAGCTTGTAGAGTTGACCTACGCCAAGGGTTCCCTCTGATACCAGAAGAAAGCCGCCAGCAAGTAAGTCGGCCGCAAGAGTTACTGTGTCAGTTGACACGATTGTTAAATCACCGATAGAAGCGTTAGTGATGGTAATTTCCTGTTCATTAGAAGTATCTTCGGCTTTCGCTTGCTGCGTTTTACCAACAACGAGAGCAGAACCACCAGCTTTGCAGTAGCGGTATCCACGACCATCGTTAGATAGGATGTATTCACCAATATTGTGGGCTGCAGTAGTTTTCGATTCGTAGATGCCTTGTGCGGCTACGGTTACTGGACCTGTTAATTGAGTTATCGTCATTTTTTTGTGTTTTAAGTGTTTGAGTTTATCTTATCGACCTTAGCTGAACGGAGTTGATTGCGTTTCAGTTGCAGTTAGGAATATTCCTTCGACCCACCATCGGGTTGCGCTAATTGCGACCAAGTGACACCAGCTTCCTACCGTCTTACCACCAGTCGTTGTTCCATTAAGCGTAATTATAAGGTCATCGCTTACATCAGGAACGAATACATCTGTATCTGCAGCGGTATCAACAATCTCGATAGAGCCTGTCAAGAGGTCAGCTGCACCAGCGGTGATAGTCTGATCGGTAGCAATGATAGTTGCTACAAACCAGAATTCCATCCCAATGTCAGCAGCGCTAATTGCAGGAAGAGTGAAGTCAGTAGCTGCACCGTCAAGGAGCATAACCGATCCGCTCATACCGACAGTCATAGTGGTATTTCCGCTTGAAGCCAGCACATTTCTCTTGAATTTAAGTGTAGCAGCACTCGCATCAATAGCAGTTGCACCTGCAGCTGCACCAATAGTGACAGCGCCAGTCGATACAGTTCCAATTGCGATTGTTCCAGAGCCTTTGGCATCAACAGATAAGCTTGCGTTAGAACCTGAGGATATAACGGCAGCCGCCACAGTTCCTGCAGCAGTTGCGCCAGTAACCTTAAGACCAGCGGCCATTGAACCAGTTGAAGCATCTACTTGGAGTGCTGGGTTAGTAGATCCATTAGGACCTACGGCGAAGGCAGCAGCAGCGGCACTCGTAATAGCTTGCATGTTAGTGCTGTTTTCAGCGCCTTGCATTAATGCTGGATCGTAATCTCTTTCTTGTATAGTCATATTTTTATTATGGTTATTTTGATTACGACCTTAAATTCCTGTTATCCCAGTTAATTTTCCGTGTCTCTTAGGATTGGTAGTTATGAGCTGTCCACCGAAGTAGATGTGACCCACGACTGATCCAGCGTTAGCAGGGATAATCCAATCAGACCATGAGAATCCTAGACCTATCGGAGCTTCATAGTCATTTCCTTCAATTTGACTCTTGTAAGCAATCGGTTTGGCATTGTAGAAAGGCAAGGCGTAGAAGTCTACAAAGTTCTCGTTCAAAGCAATCAAAGCACCTGAAGTACACTTCTCATCCATTAAGATTGGCTTAGCATTGTATTCCAATGCGGTGAAACCAGTACCTCCAGTCATACCCTTCATACTCGAGGCTTCTTTCATGATTCTTTCTTGTGGCCTTAAGAGTTGTCCGTATAAGTTGAAGACTGTTTCAGTTGTGTAGAAAGCAGTCGGCTTCTGTGCGCCAGAAGTTACCGCAGCCCACAATGTGTCTACTTTAGCGAGTGTCAAAGTTCCGCTTGAAGCGGTAACGGTTGAATCTAGGTATGGATCGTAGGTAGCACGAGTTAATCCGCCATAAGCGGCCAACGTTGTACCATCATCGACAATACCTGAGAGACCCATCGGGTCCTTGCTGCTGTTTCCAGTTCCGTCTGAGTAGAAAATAGTACCGAGGTCATCGGCCATATCTTCAGTATCGGACTGAATAGTCAATTTCATCAGATCCAACACTTTATCTTCGGTGTCGGCTACTGATAATTCATCCCCTGGTAATGCAACTGTGATTTGATAGAAGCTCGGAGTAAATTCGAAGAACTGTCTATTATCGGTTGCGGCTGTAGAGAATGTATCGAACCCACGGAATGACTGACCAGTGGTGTTCTTTGATACTTTAATCGGCACTCTGAGAGTGCGACCACTCCATTGTTTACTTGCACGTACTACACGTTGAAAGAAAACATTGGAATTAAGGACGACATCGACTACGTATGGCAGATATTTCTGCTTGACAGTAGTCTGAATCCTTTGTCCGTATAATTCTGTCATTTTATTTTATCTTTATTGTTTATTTAATCTATCCGATTACCACGGCCTCATTCCTGGACCCTTAAAGTCATCTGAGGTCTTGACATCGGTCGGCTTGGTTTCAGCACGATTATCGGATGTTGTTGCGCCTGCAATCTTCTTTTTCTCATCTAATGCGTTCTTGGCTTGAAATACTTCGGCAGGCTTCATCATTTTGAATGCCGCCTTGTAGTTCCAACGCCCTTTAGTATCGACGAGTTCGTTATCGAGAACGAATTTGAGCAGTTTATTTCTGTCGACCCTATCCCCTTGAGGATTTATTGTTTTGTCTTGCTCTATCTCGGTTACTTGCTGATTCATATAATCAGTAGCTTCCTTGATTAGTTTTTGCTCGTTATCACTTTTCTCTTTTTGGGAGTTAATGATTTCGTCTCGTAACTTTTTAAAGTTCTGGTCTTGGAATGCCTTGAAAGCGTTCCAAGCATCTTGATCACCACCAAACCATTCTGGGACTTCTTCGGGAAGATTGCCGTTATTAGATTCCTTTTTAGGAGTAATAGAAGCAAATCTCTGTTCGAATTCTTCCCTTAACTTATTCATCTCATCAACGTGGCGAGTTTCTAGGCTATTAAACCTGCCCTTCCAGTCATTTTCTCTCTCGAGCCACCTTGGATGCTTTGAAAAGTCATCCGCACCTGTACCGTCACCTTTATCTCCTACGCCAGACTTTTGTTCCCCGTCTTGCGATTGGGTCTGATCGGTATTTGTTTCTTTGCCCTCTGACGAGGAGGCGGAGTTATCATTCTCCGTGTTCTCGACTGGAAAGGCTGGTGACCCTTCCGTTCTGAACGACGTCATATTTTCTTCGGTCATGTTGTTAAAGTAGTGGTTGAGCGAATTCCACATTTGCGCTCACATTGTTTATATTATTAACGTAATTCTAACTACTTAAGTTATGGTCCTGTATCTGCGTTCGCTGTCGGTACTTGAGAGAGGATCGACCCACCTTTTTTCTTGGATCCCCCTCGCATCTCCATTTTCATTCCTTCACGTTCCATAGTCTGACTGTGTGATTGAGTAGATTTGTGTTCATTTACCGCTAGTTCCGCTGCCGCAGCTGCCGATTTCATTTGCATCGCTTGTTGAACTTGTGGGTTATTAGGATACATAAGTTCTGGCACGTTGGCTTCTAACCACACGTTAGCGGCCATTTCTTCATAGTTAGGAAACTCGAATATCTTTAATAGGTCTTTGGTAGCAATTCTATTAAGTTTAGCGAGTTCAAGAGCTTCATTCCTAATTGTTAGATTATCTTTAGGTAGTAACGAGCCTTCCTTGACAGATATCTTTATTTTAGGTGGAACGGCGCCAGCTACAAATTGGAATCCTGTATCGTATACGTATAAGAGTTGAACGAGTTGGTTATAAATTCTATCAGCAAATTGTTCAAGGTACTCGGAGACGCCCCCATTGCGATCAGCATCTAAGCCTGTACTTAATATCTTACCACGGACTGTATCTTCTGTAGCAAGACCCGCTTGTGAGCGACCCTTGATTCCGAATATATCTCTAATTCTTTCACGAGTGTCGTTTCTGTCGTTATAAACGTCAGATGGTAAACCTGTAGGCGAGTACTGGTCAATAGCTTCTCTCGGTGATCCCGATGGTATCGCTACAACACCGCCTTTTCTTAGGGCCTCGCTTACTCCTTTAGCTTGTCCTTGAGTTAAACCCGATCGTTCCAATGAGACCACAAGGCCACCATTCATGCGATCAGCATTTTTGTCTATCTGTTTGTTTCTCTTGTTGATTCGGTCTTGATTAGATAGATTCTGATTTATTAAAGAAGTCTTATCCATCGGTTGTTGGCCGAGGTTAAAGATAGACATAAACTCAAATGGCATCCTCGGAGTAGTAAAATGATTGATACCTTTTACTGGTTCTGCCTGCGATGGAGATTCATTCCCGTAATCATCTACTGAGGTTGTAGGTTCTGATTCTTGGTCGTAGTTCCAATGCGGATTTTTCTTCTTCAGCAGAATAGTCTTACCAAGTTTCCAGCACATGTATTCTGGAGTCCACCATTCAATGAACTGCATCTCAGTTCCTAAATCATTTTTAACTTTAGCATTTATAGCTTCTATAGCTTTAACATTTTCTGGAGTGTCTCCGATTATTTTAATAACCTTAGCGGCTTCCATTTTTCGATACTCACCGACACGGTTACCATTATATCCATCCTCGTCTACTGTTGCTTCTGGATCTAATATAACTTTCTGCGGTCTTATAATTCTTACAATAGGAATTTGTCGATCTAAATCGTATCCGAACTTAGCAACACCTAATTGATAAATAATCCAATGTCGCCCAGCTTTTTGTAATTTGAGGCGGATCGTATTTTCATCTGCAAGATCTATTAAACGGCCTTTGACTTTAGCGACATATGCTGTTTGTACTGGCGTTTCATTCCCCTGTGCATCAAGTTCCGATTTATCAATACTCACAAGCGGCTCTGGGTTACGCCTTGTAGCCATCGGCAAATAAGTTTCTACTCCTTCAAATATAATATTATCAACGTTCGGTCGTGTCTTATCGGCTGCAGGCAAATCAAATTGCTTGCCTAACCAATACTTCTCGTTTTCTTCTATTTGTTTTATCCAACTCTGTTTGGCATCAGAGTCGTTCCAAGATTTTTCCCACTTTTCGGTGAGTTTAATAATCTCGTCATCAGATAAATCAAGTGTAAGCTCTGGAAGTTTCTCAGAGACTACACCTTCTTTTGTTTCGTCAGTAATTTCACCTGGTCTTTTGTTTATATCGGACCCAAGTGATTTGTACGCTGTTACTCCTGTTTCTTCTGCCATTTAGTTGTGTAATTAAAAAGGGCTGCACGACACTTTTCTGATGTCTGCAGCCCAACCTATTTCGAGATTTGGAGAGGTCTATCTACTTGACTTTATTATATATTATTGGTGTTGACTTGTCCTGTGGATAACTTTTCTTCCGTCTTTTTCTTGCATTTCCCACATACGAAGAGAGGAGGTAGATCGTGTCTAGGGATAGTATATTTGGCTAATTCTTCGTTACAAGCTTCACATATCTTAGAACTCGTGGTAATTCCTTTAGGCAAACTCATCCTATACGCCAATCATCTTCTTTTTCTTCGTTCTCGTCAAGTGAGCGCTCGACTAATTTAGTAAACATTTCGTCTGGATTAAAATCTACTGTCTGATCAGGATTCACCATATAACTATTCGGTTTAGGATCTACTTGTGGCGTTATAATCATTCCCATTCCAGCAAAGCGACTCATCCCAACACGCCAGAACACCGTTGCAAGCGCTCTATGGTCTCGACCACTACGAATCCATTTGTAACCTTTGACCGAATTAGTATCTGGATCTAGCACTTTCATTTTAGCGAGGTTGTTCCAGTCTAACCAGTACTCAAACCAATCATCCATAGTACCGTGAACTGGTATGCGTGCGTTCCTGAATTCATCCACTACAAGTTGTATCATTCGATTCCTGTCTACAATAACGGCGCCGTGTTCATCTCCTTTGCCCCATGTCATTAGCTCGTTCTTTTTTCTATCACCTGTTAAGTAGCACAAGTAGACTCTGCCTGGCCAACGTTCTGCAAATGCACGTGATCCTATTAGATCTCCACCAGCATCGATTATGGCAATTGCTTTCGGCCATCTTTTCATTTGGTTATCAATCTCTCCGTAATCGTTACAATCTCCGTGAAAGAACAATCCTTTTTTATTCCCCATTACATAATCGAGACGGAGTCCTGTATCAATTCCAATAACAACTCTTTCATCATCTGTTGGCGCCCATGCGGTATTTGTTAAGTTCTTAAAGAAGCTGTCACGTAAGAGTTTTGACGATTCATCAGCATACGGGAGACCTAATATCTTAGTGTAAAAGAACTCTAAGGTCGTATCTTTATTTTGATACTTAGCGATAATATCTGCAGCCGATACCCACGGTGCGATTAGCAACGGGACCCAGTAACCACTAATCTTCTTACTTTTATCTTTAGCAACCCATTGCCCGTTTCTTCTTACATAATCTGGTAATACTTTGCGACACTTCTTGCAGATATAGGTTTTGTTTTCTATATCGATAGACATCTTCGCAGGATTCTCTGTATCCCAGCTTAGATATTGCCAAGTCTCACAATGAGGACATTTTATAAACCAATGCTTTTGATCGCTTTGTAGCCAGTCGGCATGTATGCCTGTTTCTGGTAGCGAAGGATGGCTGAACGTATGGACCTGCTTAAACTTAGAATGTTGCAAGCGAGCTTGGTAGTCTGCGATAACATCTAACTTAGAACTATCTTTCTCATCGTGAACAAGTCGGTCGGCAGTAACCATGATAGCGGCTTTCTTAGTAAAAGTTCCTCTGAAGTAAATCATAGAGTTGCCGACTTGTTTCTGCTCGATGGAGTCTTTATCAGCCACATCGTTAATCATCGACTTGTTATTGGCGATAATACGGTTGACTTTACCACCTACGAACACACGCACGTCTTGGTCAGTCGGTAAAGTATAAATTATATCCATCTTATACTGCTTGGCATCGTTATGATTTTTAAGGATCTCTAGGGTTGATAGGCCAATCTGTGCTGCTTTCATAACGCACATTAGTTGGGATTGGTCAGCGTATATATCAAATAAGAACGGATGCGAGTCGAATTCTATTCTGTCTCCCTTCTCGTTCTTTATATCGTTTTCAATAAGCCATTCGTGGATATCCTGATACGTGGATGTTTTGTCGTTAAGGAATTGTAGTGTCATTCTTGTAGTATGATACTTCTCCAAAGTCTTTAACTACAACAACACGACCGTCTGCGTATAATTTCCTGACGTGACCACAGTAGGCACACACGACAACGGCATGGATAGAGTTATCTACTGCCTCGTAACTGTTCGAGTAAGTACCCATTGTGGTTGATAAATTTGACCGTGAGTAGTCTACATCTGTCTTTACTAAGAACAATATGTGATTGCAGTTATTCATTTGTTTTTCGATTTACTTTTTATCATTTTAATTGCTCCGTTACCGTCTATCACGTTTCCGTACATTGGTCCCGATAACTGACCAGCAAGATATATCAAGAACTGATTTCTTCGGTTTCTATCTCTAACTCTTGCACACATGAAGTCGTACTGTTTGGCATAAGCCTCGGATTCTTGAGCGATGCGGAATATCGGATCGGTTAAATATCTTGCCCACCACGCATCAGGATCTAAGCCTTGCTGCTCCGAGTGAGTTTCTTCATGCTCCATCACATCTTCGGATATCTCTGTACCGCCTGGGTTATAAATCTTATCTCCGTAGGTAAATATAACTCTCGTTTCGTCTGGTCTCATACCAGCTGCAATTACTGAATCCCAAATTGGTGGCCGTTCGTTAATTATCTTCATCTTTTCTTTTCTTTTATTGGGGGGGTGAGTTATTTTTCTTTACAATCGCTACAAATATTTTCATCAAAGTCAAAGCAATCTTGACATACTACTCTCCCGCAATTAGTACATTCGTGGGCAACGCTGGCTTCTTTGTTAGTACAAATCGGGCAAACATCTTCGTCTTGTTTTTTCTTTTTTATATTCATTTAGGTATTTGTTTTATTCCGTTCTTTCTCTTTTGGATTCTTCTTTTCATTTTAAGGCATATACAATTAACGTTATGATTAATGTTCTTGCCGATTACTCTTTCGCATGGATGAAGCAACGACTGTTCACGTTCAGTTAAATCACTTCTCATCTTTTATTTCCCCGTCTTGTTTCGCTTTTTCTATACTTCGTTTGACTAGATTAGTTTTAAGCTTCTGATGCATCTCGGCAATAATAGCCTTATCTTCTGATGGAGTTCCGTCTCCAACGTCTCCACTATGTTCTATCTTTAGTTTTTCACCATAAGCGGCCGATTCTTTTCTTTCTACTAACCAACGAGACATTGTTATATCTCCAGCTTCTATAATCTTGGCGATATTTAACTTAGCTCTTAATGGCAAGCGCTCCCTAAGACTAGCCAATCTCTCTTTTAATTCTGGGTTTTCGTTCATCCATCTATGATAAGTAGACGGAACGATATTGGCATAAAAACAAGTTTGCTCGATTGTAGCATCCACTCCAGCCGCTTCTTCTAATTTAGCGACAAGAATATCGTCTAATTTTGATGGTCTGCCGACATTTTTATACCTGAATTCGTGCTTTGTCGGCCTACCCCCTTTGTTCTTTTCTGGTGTAACTTCTGCCATTTATTTGTTGGTTAGACGCTTAATCAAATCATCAAATTCTTTGGCCGTTTTTTCCTCGTACTCTATACGGTCTGCCGCTTGTCTTAATGCACCAGCTGGAGTGACGTATATTGCTGGCACCGATCGTGTAGTAGAATGATCAGGCATCATTTCTCTTACCCTATTTAACAGCTCTAAATCTTTTTCTGTTATTTCAATCATCGTTGTTTATATTATATCACATCCACTAATAGAAAGATTAAGCCGCCCATTGAATCTCCTCTCCGTTCTTGATAACTGTCATATCCTCTTTGTACTTGCACCATCTTGAAACTATCGCATCTACGTATTTGGGATCGAGTTCAATCATCCTTGATTTTCTTCCTAGTTGTTCACAAGCAATCATAAGTGACCCTGATCCTGCGAACGCATCGAGAACTATATCACCTGCTTCGCTGGACCTCTTTAGCGCTCTTTCTGCTAACTGAACTGGCTTTTGTGTCGGATGAATGTATTTGTTGGTATTATCCCTTTTCTGGTAGATGATGTCCAAATTCTCTGCGAACGTTTTCTGATCGAGTGTCCACAACTCTGAGAAGGTTGAGAACGTCATATTTTGGTAGTGTGTCTGCCCTTTCTTCCAGCCCACCATGCACGGCTCATATATTCGGTGATAGAGTTGCCCTGGCGAGAAGATTAAGCCGTTTTTAAGCCACAAGATTATCTGACTCATGTGCCAATTAGACTCTTTGAATGCTTGCATGTTTACATCTGTTAGTCTGTTAGCGAACCACCAATAAATTGAAGCATCATCGGTTGAGAAGTCATGTAATTGTTTGAGCGATTTCTTATAGAATTCTAGCGCTTCTTCTGGTGTTTTATCATCATTAAAAATACGACCGCCTGTTCCCCCGAACTTATCGGATGAATAGCTGTACTGTTGTTTCTTCTTACCAGAATATTTGTCTGGCATCCCAGCTGACGATTGGTAGTCTATTGAATATGGAGGGTCTGTAAATATTAAACGGGCTTTTTCATCACCTAATAAGTTCTTGTATGTGTTCGCATCTTCCGAGTTTCCGCATATTATCTTGTGTTGACCTAGTTGGTAAACGTCTCCTATCTCAGTTTTTGGGACACCTACCATTGAGAGATCTGGATGATCTTCTTTGGTTTCGAGTATTAAGTCCGAGTCAAATCCTGTTAGATCTATCATTTCGAGCGAGATTTGTTTTAACTCCTCGATTACTATCTCCATATCCCAATCGGATTCATTTAGGCGGTTATCAGCTAGTCTGTAGGATCTAGCCTTTTCTTCCGATAGGTCTACTTCAAGCGTTGGCACAAAGCTTAAACCAAGTAATTGAGCTGCGATATAACGACCGTGTCCGACAATAATCACACCATTCTTGTCAACTACAATCGGTTGGTTAAATCCGAACTCTCTTATAGAGTCAGCTATTTTCTTGATCTGTTTATCTGGATGCGCTTTTGCGTTCTTTGCGTACGGTTCTATCTCTGCAATTGGCCGCTCGACTATATTCATTTAACTAAGGTTACTTATTGCCTTGTTTAAGTCTGCGTTAGCACTTTCACTCTCTGGGTCAGCGATTTTAATGTTAACTCTGGCATCTTCTTTGATCCCCGATATTCTGAGTATGGTCCTGATAGCTTGTGCTGTTTTACCTTCCTTGCCGATTACTTGACCACGATCCTCTTTCAATGTGTAAAGAGTAAGTAATACTCCCATGTCGTCTGTTCTAGATTCTACTCTAATTTCTTCTGGATGATCTACTAAAGCTTTAGCGATCGTTTCTAATAGTTCTTTGGATTTCTGCATTTTTAATTGTTTCGTTTTTATTAGTTTACTGTGACTGTTACTTCTTCACTCACACCATTTGTCGTGAATGTGATGGTGTGGTCTCCTGATGTTTTAAACTCATAATGAAATGGATAGTAAGAAACGAATGTCTTTTTACCGTTAGGGTAAATTGGCGTTAGGTCTCCAGTTCCGACTAGCTCTTTATTTTGACTCGCATCGGTTGCTTCTACCACAACCGTTGCATCTTTCACTACGACTCCATCTTCATTTCTAATGATGGCGCCGATTTCTATGTAGTTTAGTTCATCTACTATCTCGGGACTAGCCTGGTATGTCCTACCAAGGCCCTTGCCTCCGATCGGACTTATGATTTCTATGGTTGTCATTGATGTATTTTGTTGTCCTTGGGTTTGTATTGGTTGAGTAACGGTGATTATTGGGACATATTGGGTCGGAATGGCGATAGTTGAGTCACTTGGGGTCGTTATGCTCGACTGGTACTCAACGATGGCATCCTGGGCGATTTCTATCGAACTGTTGGCTATTTCTCTGGCAATAGGCTCGAGTGGCGTACCAACTGACGATATGAAGAATGATAGGGCGAACTGTAGTAAAGTGATAACGGATATAAAGCTTGTCATGTTTCAATTATAGCAGGCGGTCGGTATAGTAGCAAGTGGATAACTATTTCTTATCTTTCTGAGATTCCACAATGATTCCCGTGCTAGTTAAGAGTATTGAAGCGATAGACACGGCACTCTCTACTTGAGCAATCAGCACGTCTACTGGATCTATTACTCCTACTTCCATAAACTTACCGACCTCGCCAGTGACCACGTTTTGCGCTTCGTCTGGTTCAAATTCTATCTCGTCATCCATACCCATATTTTCCCTCAATTGTTTAGCTGGATATTTCAAGGCTGCGTTGAGAATCGGGCTTGATGTTTTAAGTCTAGCCAATGCAAGCCCACTTCCACAGACAACTCCGTGGTTAAAGGCGGATTTAGTCGCATTAACAGCATCTTCCACTTTGTATTTCAAAGCCTTTCTCTCATTCTCTGTCGGAGCACCGACTTTAATAACTGCCATTGAATTGGTAAATGTAGCAAGGCGAGCCTGTAGTTCCTGTTTCGGTCCTTCCTGACTCTCAGATTCGATGGCCATTTTAATCATATTAACCACCTTACTCATTTCCATCTTACTGCCCTTTGGACCTACGATGATTGATTCATCACGTCTGCATATAAACTTTTCCGCACGGCCTAAGTCTGAGACTTCTGCGTTCTCTAGTTTGTCTCCTTTTGCAGAACTAAATACCTTACCGCCTGTCATTAAGGCCATATCTTCAAGGATCGTTGACCTGTTGGTCCTGTTCGGTGACACAACCGCAACCACTAAGAATTTGCCTTGCATTCTGTTAACTACAGCTGTAGCCAATGCGGAACTTTCCATATTGTCACAGATAACCACCAACTCTCTCTTGTTCTCGGCCGCCATTTTCTCCATGATTTTTACGATATCGTTATTCTCAGTAATCCTGTAATCGGTCATCAAGATATATGGCTTCTCAAGGATCGTTTCCATCCTTTCTGGATTTGTAATCATATACGGGCTGATATAGCCAGTAGGGATTTTTATGCCACTAGACATTTCGGTCGTAGTTTCCATAGTCGGAGACTTATCAATCGTAATCATACCTTCTTTGCCTAATTTGAAATACAAATCGGATATAGTCGTAGCAATCTTTTCGTTATCGAATGAAATAAGCGCCACCTTTTTAAGATCCTCTTTGGTCTTTATAGGTTTGGCGCTTTTTATTAATTTTGACTTAACTTCTTCCAACCCCCTTAGTAACTCAAGCTCTACTTTGTGACCATCGAATCTGCTTTTGCGGCTAACTTCGTTGATTATTGACTCAAGCATTAGCAATGCACCAGTCGTGCCGTCACCAACTCTATCGTTAGTCTTAATCGCTGCTTCTCTGATGATGCTCACAATAGCGTTCTCGGCTGGATCTGATAACTCAAAGTCTCTAGCAATCTGCACACCGTCATCTACAACCATTTTATATGGGTTCTTAGATATGATTACTTTGTTGGCCGCTGGCCCGAATGTAGGCTTTATAAAACTCACAATCTTGTTAACGGCCGACTTAATCGTATCAAACGTCTTATCGTGTACTATCCTGATTTCTGTTTCGTTCGTCATATTCTTATTATTGTTTGTTCTGGTTGATAAATTCTTTTGTAAATTCTCTTTGTGACTCCATTCTTTTGAGCGAAGTTACGGACATGGTCTTTCAGGTACTCGGTATTCTTCACTCTGCCTCGGTAGCCTTTATTGTATCGCTTGTGTACTCCGCATATTAAGCACTTTTCGTGTTTAGCACGTGGCGTGTCGTGAATAACTTCCATCTGATGTGGTATACCTCGGTACCTACATCCTAAGTCTCCCGTGTACCTCATCAGTCCTCTACAAAGGCCAATATATCTTCGTCAAATAAGAGAATGTAATCGACCTCATCGTTACTTTTCCCTATACTAATCATTTCGCCAGCGAAGGCTGCGTACATTACACGATCACCTTTCTTGATGTCTTTTATCCCATCACCAATTGCGATTACCGTACCTATTGCCTTTTGTTCTTTTTCTACGCTGTCAGGAGTTATGATCCCGTGTTCAGACACTTTCGGTTCTTTGCCGTCTGGTTCTACTAAAACTTGTTTGCCACGAGGGCGTATCTTTGGTTTTTTCATCTTATGTAATAGCTTTTTAATCTCTTTAAGTTATCGAGAACAAGATTAATCTCTTTTTTCCCTACTCCGTTCATCCCTCTCATGTCTTGTAGTAAGGCCACAAGAGCATCTTGTTTTAACTGTGACGTCATCAACTTCTCAAAGGCAGTAGCAATCTTAATAATTGAAGAAGCTAACACTTCTGGTGTTTCTGGGTTCTGTTCGTTTTTAATTACTCTGACATTTCTGGCCATAGATTATAGTTCTAACCTGCTAATAAAGTCTTTTATTCGACTTGTTGCATCTTGAACAACTGCTCTACCTTCTCGTATGGCAGATGGTATTAAAGCTAAGTTTTCTATAGTAACTTCCACATTATCTTTTTCAGGAGAGCTAATTCTCATAGCTGGTTCAAGCCTTTTACCAAGTTCATCTATCACTAAGGTTAGGCTTGTAACCGATTCTCTTAACGCTGAAATTTCACGACTGGTTTGACCCTCTCCTCGTTCTGTTTTAGTTTGCAAACTACCCACTAGACCACCTGCACTATATGCCCTCACTTCTGATTCTCCATTCATAGTTTTATTGTAATTCGTCTATTGTTGTATTGAGACCTTTCTTTTTATTTTCTTCGATTATTTCTTCTCTAGCTTCATCGGCTTCATCGGGAGGCATATATACCATTCCTTTCGGTCGTGGTCCTGCATTACTTATCGCAGTTCCTACCGTTCTAGCCGTGTGAAGAATGGGAGACTTAAAGAATGTAATCGTCACAACAATTAAAGTTGCAACGACTAAGCCTGCGATTAATCCTAGTATAAATTCCATTTAAGCTACTTCTAAGTCTGACTTTGGTTTATCGACTTTACTTGGTTTATCACGCTGACTATCATCGTAGTAAACGGGAACAGCTTGAATAGTACCATTGGGAGCAATTGTTGCTCGTGCCATCAAGCCAATCTTGTGCTTCTCATACAAAGGGATAATTTCGCTCTGAAATACTTTTATCCTTTTCTCAAAGTCCTCTTTAGCCAACTGACGTTCGGCTATTTTAATGGCTTCTTCTTTTTTAGGATCTACTTCTTCTACAGGTTGAACTGGTACTGGTTTCTCTTTCATTTGTTATTTACTTTATCTTTCTCGACCTTTTTAGGCCATCTAGCATCTGATCCTCGTTTGCCTATTTCACGCATATGTTGTCTGTTTTTAGAAACAGAAAGGCCGCCTTTTCTTCCAAGTTGTACAGCAGCAGGATTTTTCTTTTTCTTCGTTAAGTTACTCATATAGTTCGTATCTTATACCAACCGCTTGGGATAGGCAAGTGATCTGTGGATAATTACAGGTACTCATCCCAAGTGAAACCGTTACCGAAATGGCCCCACATGGCAGTGTCCTCATAAATCGGTTGTCTTAAATCCAATTCTCTTATTATCGATTCGGGTCTTAAATCTTCACCAGCAATCACACCTTGTTCTTGGCCGTTAACTATCAATGTAGCTTGTAGCGGTTCTGGTTTCCCGATCACATAAGCCAGATAACAGTATACTTCTTCAGCATGGAACTGTTTTAAGAATTTAACGGATAGCGCTCGAGCCATATAGGCGCCAGATCTGTCTACTTTTGTTGGGTCCTTTCCGCTAAATGCACCACCTCCAACTGGTACACGTGATCCGTAGGCATCTACTACAATCTTTCTGCCTGTTAGTCCTGTATCGGCATCAAATCCACCGACACTCCAGTCACCAGCTTCGTTTAAGAACATTCGACCACACGATCTGCCTTTGAGCCAATCAAATACTATTTCTTCGAGTAGGAGAGTGCCGACATTTTGAAAACTAGCCACAATCGCTTGGATTCCGTCATCGTTAACAGTTACCTGAGTTTTGCCGTCATATGGGTATCTCTCGTAGATAAATCTGCATAAATCTCTTGCAAGTTGATATTCTAATGGCATCAGCTCTGGCGTTTCATTACAAGCGTATCCAACCATTATTCCTTGATCGCCAGCGCCACCCTTATCTACGCCTTGAGCAATTTCATTCGATTGTTTTACTAAGTTCACTTGAACTCCGACATTAGGCACAATTCTCTTAACGATTGCTGGGATATCCACGAATGCATTAGTCGTTAGTTCTCCTGTTACGGTTACTATGCCGTGGCCTCCCATCGTCTCAACTGCAACCCTACTCATTGGGTCTTGTCTTAAACATTCATCCAGTATTGCATCGCTTATGCGGTCACAAATCTTGTCTGGGTGACGAGGCGAAACACTTTCAGCCGTCCTTATCATAATAGGTTTTCCCATTTTTTTCTTATTATCTGTCCGATAACAGACATTTCTTCTGAATTAAAAATATCTAGTTTAACAAAATTACAAATACCACAAGCCAATACAATGTTGCCTATCTCATATTTACCTTTCGGCTTTATCCTATCAATAGTAAGCCTCCCCCTCATTTTGCCTTTAGCGAATTTCTTACATAATTCTTCTGGGATCCCACAATACACACATTCTCTAGTCTGCTTCAGATACCAGTCAATAAACTCTTGTTGAGATATTGAAATATTTTCTAAACCACGTTTTACTAAACTACGATAGATGCCCTTAGGAGATTTTATATACAATTGCATTTTCTCTTTTACCTTCTCGGGGTTTCTAGCTATCCAATTTCTTTGATAACCTCTACTTCTTTCTCTGTTAGCAATAACATTTTCTCTAGTTCTCTTATAAGTGCAATCTTTACACACAGTCATCTTTCTGTCCTTATTAACTCTCGGATTTGCAAAAACTCTACCCGTATTAAAGAAGTTATCAAGCGACTTGCCCTTAAGACACTTTGAGCAAACTTTCATTGGCGTTACAAATTCCGCAGTTCTAATCATTTTTATTATTATACTCCATCTTCCAATCTATTTGTAGAGTTTGTCTTGATAGTTCTTTTAATTGAGGGCGGTATTCAATCATTCTTTTTCTTTTATATCTACCCAGCTGTTTTCTTTGTTAGTGTCTTTCATTTTAGTCATCGCTAAATGGGTTTTTATTCTTTTCTTCTTTCCAAATTTCTTTTAAGAGCTTAAATGCTTCAGCGGTTTCTTCTTCACTTAAATAAAATCCAATTCCCTCATCACCATCAGTTATGATGTAAAGTCGCCCATAATTTGAATTGCCTAAACAAATCTTAACTTTCGCTTCGTCATAATCTGGGACTTCCGCCCAAACCTCTTCGTGTTTCTTAACTTGTTTCTTATATATCTTCATTTCTTAGTGAGTTTCTTTGATTTGTTGGATAGGGGAGTGAGATAATCTATTATTTCGTTTATTTTATCCACAATTTCCTGTTTACTAACGCTTTCGTAGTCAAGGTAAGGAATGTCGTGTTGTTCGGCATATAATGGCTCTACTACTATTTTCTCTATCTTTTTAGTTTTCATTGGTTAGTCATCTGTTTAATAATCAAGTCTATACTTTTAACCGTCTTGGTTTGATTTTGGATTACGCTGTCATTAAACTTAATTTGCTCTTCTAAAACACCCCTCACTCCCCTATCTACACTTATCACCTTAAAAACTGCCCACGCTGAAGTAAAAGCTGACAGTGAAGCTAAAATTGACACCGCTAGTAATAATTTATATATTTTCATTGTTTCTTTTTCTTACCTTTTCTTTTTAGAGACATTAGTTTTTTAAGTTCTTATCTAGTTCCTTCGTTCATATTAGCCATTAAAATGCTGGCATCTTGCATATCGACTGTTCCATCTCTATTCAAATCATAGTTAGGATCTACAGGTTTGTTGTTAAGCCATAGGTGAATAAATAAGGCTAAGGCTATTAAGGTTAAAGTTGCAAAGAATACTTTTATCATTTTTTTGTTGTTAGCGGATCTAGGCCAAAGTTCTCTGTTGGCGGCGCCTCGATCCCTGTTAGGTTTTGTATGTTCATGATGTAATCACAGAACTCTCCGACTCCAAGCTCCGTTGTACTGCGTTTCATTCTTACTTTCTCGCCAAGGACTTCGACCACTCCTTGTGTTAAGAATTTTCCCTTAAATAGTTCATGCAGCCTGTCCAAGTCTGGCTCTCCTGTTTCGTAAGCGATTAATGGGAGATACACCCCCCAGTAATAGTTATTTTGAGCGATCGTGCGTTTGGGTTTGCGGTTATTAAGAACGATATTTATCTGTTCGCCTGGCTTAAACTTGTTAATTTGATGTTGATACCAGCGTTTGTTGTTGATAGTAAGCTTGTTAGCCACGCCATCTGGTTCTCTGGTAATCGTTGCCGAGAAGCTCTGGCTATAAGTTACCTCCTGCGATTTTTTCTTCTGGTTGTTCATCATTTTCTGATCCCTGACTCATTAGAATCGTTACCAAGTTTTCTTTGGCATTCCTGATATCCTCGTTAGCATCACCAACAGTTTTAGGACTCATACCTGGTACGTACCTTTCCACTTCAGCCTTTATCAAATTCTCGAACGCATCTACAAACTGTCTTGTGCTTTTTTCTATTTCATCCATGTTTTTGTTTCTTTTTATTATAGCGAACGCTCGGTATCGTGTCAACTAAGCTGTGGATAACTCCTTGATCTCTTGTTTTAGCGCCATTTCAATTTTACTCCACTCATACACGCCCATTGGGTGCGGTTTTCTGTCGGCAATAACTCGTTGTAGCAAAGCCCATCTTTCTTCGCCTATCTTCTGTCGGATCAGCTCGTAATAAACCAACGGCTCGCGTTTCTTGAAGTAGAAATGGTGATTTAGACACAAACACACAACCAGTCTTGAATCCCCGTATGAGATACTGTGAGCTCGAGAGTTTAAGTGTTCCGCTTGCAGTATAAGTTCACCATCGTTCCTGTATCCACCACAAGCGCCAGCACGAAAGTCATCGCGTAGAATGCATCCTCCATCCCTTAAAATCACTAACTGTCTGAGTGATGCCTGTATGCGGTCTTTCATTATCGCAGACGGACTGGATCCCTTTTGTTTCATTCTACTTTTCTTCATAAATTTTATTAGTGGGATAGGGAGGGATCGAACCTCCTCCGTTGGTTTCACAAACCAGAGTGCTATCCGTTACACCACTACCCCGTGGTTAGAATTCTAACCCTTCACCTACATCGACCACCTGTAACCCTTGCTCGCGCCACATACGAATCACACTTGGGCGATCATCAATTACTTCTACAATCCAACTCTTATTTCTGAAATGCGATCGGAGGATATCAGCTTTAACTTGGTCGTCTGGTCGTTTATCATCGGCACGCCTCATAAACAGCGCTTCATAAGGTATTACTCCTTTGAATGCTTTATCGATCCATATTTTTGTTTGCTCTCTGTAAGTATCTGGTCGACCAGTAACTATGAAAATCTTACGGCCCTTATCCACATGACTCAAAAGTAAATCAATCACTTTCACGTTCACTTCGTCAGCTGGCGCTGCAGCAAAGAACCCTTTCCAATCTTTCTTCTGACCTTCGGGGACTTTAACAAAGTGAAGGCGGTGATCGATGTTCGCAAGCGTTCCGTCTATATCACAAATCACTACTCCTTGCTCTGGAGTAGGGTATAAACCACTTTGCATGGCCATTCCGACTATCACACTCTCACCAACGCGGTCATCGCCACGCACAGCATCCCTCGCAAGACATTCTTCCATTGTAGTTGGCATTTTATAGACTTGAGTTTTTGCGTTCATTTCTTTCCCTAAATCTACCCAACTCTGCAACGTTCTTGGATTTAAGTTAGTGTCATCGATTATCACATTCACATCATCCGCCAAAAATCCTTTAGCAAGCATCCTTGCAGCCGATCGGGTAATATCTTCATTGCGACCACTCCACTTATCGAAGTGCAACATGGTACGAAGTAAATCTTTGTTGATTCTTACTCCGTTACCCATCTTTTTTAACATCGCTGCTGCTTCTGTGGATTTACCCGATGCTGGCAAACCTTGCATTATTACAATTTTACTCATGAATCTATATCGTTTTTGAATCCACTCTGACCTTTAGGACGAATGATGCGCCATATCGCCAAACTAGGATTTTTGTCATCGAGTATTGAAAACGCCACGCCCGTGTACCTAGTCATTTTCTTAATTATTTCAGCTTGGTCTTTTCTGTTATCTGTTACACCTTGAGCCGTGTAGTAAGCCCTGAACGCATCATCGTATATGGAAATATATTGTTCCTTCAATTTTTCTTGCACAGACCTTACCCAATTAAAGAATTCGTCAGGAACTTTATTAAGTAAATCGTTTAAGTCTTTGCCGTCACGCAAGTGTTCCCAGATCGCAATTTCTGACACTCCAGTTACAAGTTTGTGAAGTCGCACGTATTCAGGAAACTTTATCTTCATCCTTACATTTTCTTTGGGATAGTAAATAACAAACCCTTCACTATTTGGTTCATCCATCTTACATAAGAGGTCAATATCCGTTACAGGAATTTCTCTGGCTTCTCGAATCGGTTCTGGCATTAACATTAAACTTCCAATAGAGTTGCCACTCTGAATTTCTATCGAATCTAAATGAACAAGCCCAGAAAAGTCGTAATTAACCACGATTCTATTCTCTGGATATATTATCTCAAACAAGTGAGTAATGTTCTTATCAATGCCGTAAGGGATATCATGCATACGCACATTGGTTTCTAACCACTTCGTAGCCCATAACGCCTGATCGGATGTAAAAGAGCCTCTGGTAGCAATTTGAGTGCGCCCGTTGAGGGTATACATGATACCGAGTGAACCATCCAATTTTTGAGTTACTAACGGATGACCCTTTGGTATCTCAATGCCTTTCGTGATCCACTCCCCATAGTTAAAGAATTTAGGGAATGGTCGCGCTAGTATCTCGCCTGTTTCAACGTTTAAGATTAAGCCACGGCATTGGGTAGTTACTTTATCCCAAGCATGAGAGAACTGACAGAGCTGCGTGTAGTTAAAAATCCGCACATTTGGATCTTCTGGATGGGATTGTTCCGAGATTAACTTTTTTTCGATGTACGGAAGTATCTCTGCGTAACTTGGCACCTCTTTGAACACTTTAACTTCACCGTTTATCATCGTGGTACTTTTACTCTATTCTCATCGTAAAACGACCCGACTGGTTTCCAGAATTTATACAACATTTCATCATAAGAAACAGACTGAAAGTAATCGTAAGGTTCTTGCCAGTTAAAACCATTTTTCATTAACCATTTTGCTTTTTCAGAAGCCATGTCCAAGATTCTACGTCTTTCTTCTGCCACCCAGTTATTTCTTAACATCAGAAATAAACAAAGTGCTTGTATACAAAGAAAAAATGAAATTAGTAAGTAATTGTAATTCATAGCTCTGTAATCTTGTACTGACTTCCTGTTAGCCAAGCAATGATTTCGACTATATCGTCTTTGGCTATTTTTTCTTTCCAGACTTCATCGTTCGGATCGGACATAATCTGGGTAGCGAATTCTCTAAGTTGCGCTTCGTTTATTGGATTATCTGGAGGCATGATCGTTCCGATCGGGGCCTCGATTTTATAAAGTTTTTGTTGTGTTTCGTTATTCATCGATTTTTTTTAATCTTCTAAGTTTGCGACCTGATAGTTCTGTTTGGCTGATTCCGCATTTAGTGCATTCAGCTCCTGGTATCGGGAAGTTATGACCAAACCTCTGGTTGTAACAATCTGCATCTTTTTTTAACTGTTCTCTGTCTAACATATTATCTTTAGTTACTTTAATAACGTTAGTGGTAATATTATCTATTGTTGTTGTTGTACCTGTGGATAACTCGGGTCATTTCCTGAAAATTCTCTATTCTATTGGGGTTTTCGAGTGTTTTACTTGTGGATGAACTGTGGATAACCTGTTAGTTACCTGTGGACTTAGAAAGGCAGGTCGGACTCGTCTATCTGGACAGTCGGTACTTCTGGTTCGGCCTGTACCGTGTCGGTTTCGTCTGTCTTACTTCTCTTGTGTCCGAATTGCATACTATCGACTACTATTTCGGTTGTCTGCCTCTTACTGCCGTCTTTGGCTTCCCACGATCTGGTTTGTAGTCGACCTTCTACGTATAAACCATTTCCTTTAGTCATGTATTGTTTAATCAGCTCCGCTGTTTTCCCGAAAGCAACTAGATTGTGAAACTCTGCGGATTCTTGTTTCTGGCCATCTTTACCTCTCCACGTTCTATTTGTAGCGAGCGAGAAATTACACACATCAGTTCCTGATGGTAGCTTCTTGAGTTCAGGGTCACGAGTTAAGTTACCGTACAAAAACACTTTATTTATAAACATCTAGTTATAGTAGCTCTTTTTGGCATAGTTCTTGTATGCCCGACCATGCATTTCGAATGCGCTTGGTCATTTTTATTATGTCCGTCATATCTCGTTTGGTAGGGAAGCGCCAGATCTCGCCAGTTGGTCTTAAACGGCCGTCAGGATCGTATTCCACCTCTACGTTCACTAATTCTATGTCTTGTGGTATTTTGCCCGTTTTTAGCCAAATGGCGGTGGTGTAGAAGCCAATCTGGCCTGACTCATCTACCATCTTTTGAGTCCAACGTCTCACAGAAGTCTTGTATTCTTTGAAAGCCGTGTAATCAGACTTAGCGGTGTCGGGTAATGAGAGAAGGGGAATCGGGTCTTTACCATTTTCTAAGACTGGCACAAATATATTTGTCTTATCTCTTTCGAAGTATATTTTGATTCCTTTCTCATCCGTAACTGGTCTGTCCATCAGTTCGAATTTGGGTAATTTTGCGGCCATTAGGTCGAGGAATGGGTCGCCAGTTGCTTCGTCTGACTCCAATCCCTCGGCAAATTGGCTACCATAGGCCATATTTCGGTTTATGCGCTGTTTTTTCTTGTAAATGTACTGTTCAACGTAAAGTTCGGGCGATCGTTCAAACAGGGTCATTTGGCTGAAGCTGAGGTATGGTTTTGGGGTCATCGTCTTATGTCTTTGATGTTAGCTCTTCCACTCTCAAATTTATGGTTCTAATTAAGTCTGCCTTCTGACTAGGCGTGTATTTATCAGAATTCTCTACTTTGCTCTTATAGTCAATTAACTGGTCAAGCGTAGCAGTTTTAAACGCAGCGCTTAGTGTTTCGTAGCCTTTTTGTGTCTTATCGGCTTGGTTGTCTACTTGCACCGTGCGATCCATTTCCTCTTGAGCGTACATTCCGCTTAGAAGCTTTGGAAACGTCTTACGTAACGCTAATGCCTCGGCACACTTCCCAAGCATCAGGTAGGGTCGTATATGCCATTGGAAGCCCATCTTTGGTCCTGGGTAGTATTCTTCCCAGCGTGCGGTGGCCGTGAATGGTAATCTTTGGCCCTCGAGCATTTTGTAGACTGTGACCGTTGCTTTTAGCGGCACAGTGATTTTCTTCTTATCCAATTCGATTTCCTTCTCGCCTTCGAATATCGGATCATCGTTTCCAGCATAAGTTCCACTTGATTCTGCAATGCTTCTGAATCCGTCTATGGACACTTGTATCGCTCTGATTTCCTTTCCAGATTTACTATCCCAGCGTGGCACGAGGAAGACTTGTTTTAAGAATGGATTGAGGTTGGCGCCTTTGCATACTTGGATGAATAGACGTAATTCATCGTCATCAGCGCCTTTGGCGATAGTGTTCTTGATTAAGGCAAGCTGTGTCTTAGTGAGCTTTCCGAACGCATCAGCTGGTGCAATTTCTCTATTCTCGAATACTTTCTCGATTACACGTACTTCTTTCTTCTCGGTAGGTGTTAGTTCTGGCTGTTTTTCTGGTTCTTGAGATACTGGCGTTTCTAATTTTTCTTCTGTTTTTTTAGTCATGGTTTTTATTTGTTATTACGCTTGATTTAACTTCTTTGAAGTACAAGTCTCGTTCGACACCGAGTCCTCTTACCTTAAGTTCTTCTAACTCTTGGAGTCCGAAGCTTCCCCACCCATCTTCTGGACTGCCGAGTCCATATAAGGTCGCATACCCATAGAATATCTTTGTTTCTGGGTCATATTCGGTAGCGTACCAAGCAGCTGGTGTGAAGGCGTGAAAGAATTTGGCAATGATTATCGGATCGGGATTGTTCTCTTGAGATCCGATTTCTGCGAAGCGATCAATCAGTTCTTTGGTGAGTAGTTTCATGTTATATTTTCCCGATTGATCCGCTTTCCTCGGTGTAGACTTCGACTCCTGGAATGATCGTTCCATCTAAGGCTAATCGTCTGATTAAGACCATGTCAGGCACAAGATAGTCACGAGGGATTAAAGCCTCATTAGTGATTCTTACTTTTCTATTGACCCTTATCTGAAATTCGCCGACTTTGCCTCGAGTGGTGTTATCGACTCTTACTATCTCATCCATCTTTCGTTCTGCAGTTTCAATCTTTAGCGTACCTTTCTCGGCTCTCGCTGCAATCTTAGCCTCTTCGGCTTTCACTTCTGCATCTCTCTGTCGCTTGTAGTCGATGAGCTTGCGTTTAATTATATCGCCAGCTTTTTCGTATTGTTCTTCAAGCGGTCTGAATAGATCACGCACGTTTCGCAATGATTCGTTAAGCGGTTTAGTGATGGATTCCTTTTTATTTGTTATTTGGGACCCGATCTCCTTCAACTTAGTTCCGATATCGATTGCGAGTACGTAATCATCAGCAGTCTTTATCTCCATCTCGTTGGCTTGGTTTTCCAGTTTGGATATTTGAGCCTTGAGAGGTGTCAGTTCTTTATTTTCAATCATGTTTTATTCTTTTGTTAATCTTCTGTCACTTCGACCTTTCGGCACTCCTATTATACCAAGCGTTCGGTATAATAGGAAGCGGAAAGTGGATAACTATATCTCTATAGTTTTAATGAAGACATCATACTTATTGGATCCTCTTCGTTTCCGAATAGCCGCATCGTAGATAGAATTGATGTCTGGATTAGCCACGTCTTTTAAGTTCTGGACTAATCCTTCAGCTTCTTTTTTTGAGAACGGGCCTTTGTACGTCTTTTGCCAGATGTGCTTCATTGTCTGGCCATTGGCGGTATGTTTTCCGACATTGTATTCCTCCAGCACTCTGCGGTTACTGGATCGCAAGTGGGGAACATATGCGATTCATCTCTTAGTCCGAACGCCCAGTTGATGGCGTTCAGTATTCTTTTTATTAAGTTCATTAGTATTTCCTAAGTTCTTTAGGTACTACTTTGAGGCCTCGACGTAAGCCTCGGTTTATCTTTTCTCGGATGTATGAGTCGTATCGTGATTTGTGTTTTCTCTTTATAGGCATTCCTAATTCCCTCATTCTGGTATAAGCCCACTCCGTAGCGTTATGCTCCGCCAACGCTCTATTTGTTCCGTTTCGGTAGCTGGCATTCTCAGCTACGATGTGTCCGATTTCATGGAAGGCTGTGAGGAATCTTCCATAAGATGTAGGCACGTTAGCAAGACAAATCTTTCTATCTTCAACGTGAGCATGAGCTCGACTATGTCCTAGAGGTACTTGCGATCCTCTGCATCGGCATCGGAAGCATACATTTATGCCGTGCTTCATTACCTCATCACCAAACTTTTGCTGATACCAGTCAGACTTTTCTTTCTTCAGTTTCTGAAGTTCTTCGATTGGTAGCATATTTATTTTCTGCGCCGAGGGTAAGTCTTGTTATTAGTTTTGAGCTACCCTGTTTGCAGTGATTTTTTGTCGACCTTTGGTTTGTATTATTTTCTGTTTTTAAGGTGCAGTCACTCTCTATCAGTATCTTAAGTATAAGCGACCGCTCGGTATAAGTCAAATCGGTATAGCTGAAATGTGGATAACTGGCAGAGGCTTAAAAGCTCGTATTTATGCGGTTTTTCTGATATTCTACGACATTTTAAGTAACTAAAGTCAAGCCAAATCGTTTAATATATTAGGCTATAGCAATTAACCAAAAAGGAGATATCCTTTTCCACCCCAGTCCGCTTGCGAACTTTAAGGGGTGTTTTTATTTCAACCAGTAATACTTAATCCAAAACGCAATATACCAAGCACTCGCAACGACAATTATTATTCTGCCGCCATATTGTTGGATCATACTCTCACAACAGGAGGCGATCCATGCTTCCTAATGCAGTCGGGGAATTCTCTTGTCCATTTAACATCGGGATCTTCGATCATCCGTGTCATTATTTCTTCTTGATGCCATCGACTCATCAAGTTGTTTCGCCAGTCAGCATCATCCCATTCACGCCAGTTAAAAAGATCGTATTTAATAACGTATCCCTTAAATGTAGGGGGCTTGAATTGATAGAGGCTGTAACTTGGCGTTCCGTCTAAATCATTTGGATTTATAGCCATTTGATTATCGGAGGACTCGCACATCCTCATTTTTTGACGCCAATCTTCGTAAGTATAAGATTGGACTTTTGTTATAGCTTCTGCCGATTCGGGAATGTTATTTAACTGAATCGATATCGGTTTTAGTTGAGCGTGAACTGCGCTTACTAAAACTAAAGCTATTAACCATATTATTGTAACTACGATTCTTCTTATCCACTTTTGTCTTTTCAAAGTTGCTCTTTCGCAAGAGCTATCCCTTTATTACACACTCAGGGATTAACTATATTATTCTTAACCTTTCTCTGTGCCAATATATGTTCCACCTGTTGGAATTGCACCAACTACCTTTGGCTTATGAGACCAAAATGCATCTGTTACACCTAGGCGGGATCTAAGAGGCTTAAGCGGAAGCTTGGGTTTGTGATGACTACATTTGGTCGAAGAAATATGGTCATCGGAGACATTGGGCTTTCATCACCAGCTTCCGCTTCAGTCGCAGTGCAATGAATGCATACTGCTGTTGTTGGTGATACATCGTACCAAGCTCCTGCTTAAACCTCTTAATTCAGTTGTAAAGGAGAGGGCTTTGACACGAATGTCGCAGCCCTCGAGTGTGGGAGGAGTGAGTCTCAAAATAGAGACTCGGTGGGATAGATTTGGATCACCTCCTTTCTAAATGAACTGGTGAGGAAGTTAAGTCCTAATTGTGCCGTAGCACATGAGGGTCGATGCCCTACGTTGGGTTCGGACCTAACTCCCTCGTTCCTGCTCTTCTCCTTTCCTTATGGGAGACGAGCAGAGCCAGAGAGTTAAACCTTGCCTAGTATCTTACCTTTCTCATCAGTCAATAAGTTTTTAACGATGTAACCTAATCCTGCTACAGCGCCAACGGTAAACAGTAAACTCCAATCAGCCGTTAAAATATCAAAGCCAGGTACATTGACCCAGTCCGCTAGTTTAGCGACGACAGATGTTAAAACTGCCGTTACTGCTCCTTTGAGGAGATCTCTAAGGTTTAATCTAAATAATTTTGTTTGCATTTTTTTGTTTGATTTTGCCGACCTTTTATGCCGACTGCTCGCTATTTTTATTATACTACGAATCCAGTCTCGATTGTAGCGCTTTGTGGATAACTTACGAGCCATATAATTCATTCAATTTTGCTCTTGTTTTTGGTCCTACCCATCTACCATTTACGCTCAAAATCTCTGACTCCGAGGCCACTTGGTACTTTCTCTGAAAATCTATAACCGCTTTTCTTGTGATCTCGCCATAGTATCCAGTCGGTTCTACATTAAACACACCGTTTACTTTGAGAGCAAACTGAAGTCTCTTAACTTCTTCACTTCTTTCTCCAAAATATATGGTCTTAGTAAAATAGTAATGGAACTCAGGCGGTGGCGGTGCAATAACTCTAGGATTAACCGAGAACCCCATCGCATATGGAATCGTATAATCTAGGGCAAATCTCTTTCTGAACGGATCGTAGTGGTCAAACACATCCCACCATTGGCCCTCTTCTAAGTCGAATATTGAAGTCGCATGTGCCACTCCAAACCCACAAGTTAACAAGATTTCTGATGTATTCCACGGAGGGCAGACAGCGGTGGCTACTTGAAGAGGCGACTTCCTAAGATTAGTAGCATACCTGGCTAATGTTGTAGTCTCGGGAGTGTTCAGTCCTATCCATTCATATTTGACTTCGAATCGGTTTTTGAATTGTAACGCTTTATCCTTCAGTTCCTGTGGGATCTCTTTGTAGAACTCGCTCCATTCGAATATTCCTATGAACTCCCAGTCTTTTTGCGGAAGTAGTCCGTGATTTCTAATACTGTCAGCTACAGCTGGTAGTGAGTTACCATTAGTAGTGGTCCCACTCATCTTGGCCGTGAAACGGTCAGAGAAGTTGACTCTATTGTTTATATCTACGTATCCATTAGTTACCAACCAGTTAAAATCATCAGTCGATAGAATGCCTTGGTTGATCTTAAAGTTAAGCACCGTCTCTATCACATTCAACGCTGAAAAACTAACACATGCCATAGTGTCAAATGTACTCACTTTTTGACGTTCGTCAGTAGGTAGGTAAGAAGTCCAATCTCCCGATGGATTCAGCTCAATGTCAGCAATACCTGTTTCTGCGCCAGCAACGAAGTCCAACGGCTTCGGTGCAACTTCTATGAATCCTGTATTTTTATTTAGTTCTAGTTTTGTCATTTTTTATTTTGGTAGTTTTCCTCGACCTTCGTGAAGTAGTTCGAAGTAGCGTTTTTCGTAATCTACAATTAATTCGTTTCTCACATCTTCACTTTTAATTTCGTCTATTTTATTACGAATGAACTCGAAGTCTTTTTCCGTAGTAGCAACATTTATGGCCTCTCTAAGCATGTCTGAGTTAGGTTCTACGCCATTTTTAAGCTCGTTTCTGGATTGATTTATTATCTTAATAACAGGAACAGATAAAGCTAAGGCAGCGCCTACTCCAATTGCAGTTCCTAATGACGATCGACCAGCGTTTGCGCCCCCCTGGGATTTTGGGACTTTACTGCCAAACACGGAAGTAGCCTTCACTATTCCAGACTTTGTGGCCATATCTTTCAGAGTAGAGACTATTACACTATCAGATGCACCATCCAAACTACGGATGATTTTAAGGTTTTTCGCCAACTGTTCTTCTAAATCTAAGGCATTTAGTGTTTTTAGACCTACATTAGATGGGAAGAATAACTTAGATATAAAGGCCTTAGGGCCTCCGAACGTAGCCATATCTAGAGCATTAGCGGCGCCTCTAAATAACTTCTCGAATATATTCCTTTCCGATACTTTTTGCTCTAGTTTATTGACACTTTTAACCATCTTGTCGACAAGGCCCTTAACCTTGATTGAATCTGTAATCTCTTTATCTAAGGCTCTAGCGGTATCGTCTGGTAAGAATGACCTTGCGGCTTCTTTTAATCCCTTCCTAGTGTTTTCGAATGTTACAGCGTTAACGCTGGTTAACGGATCTCCCATTTTGTTGAATGCTTTACTCTTGAAGGTGCTACCGTACTCTCTTGCGATGAAGTTGATCTCGTTTGGACTTAAGCCATCTCGTTCTGCTTGAGATATAATCGATTGTACTCTTAACCTCTCGGATGGATTTCGAGTCTTTGTGTAAAGCTCTTTTAAGTCGTTTAGAGCATCCTTCACGAAGTTAGTCTTTGCTTGTACTTTTCGGCCACCACTTTCTGCGGTGATAACCTTATCAAGTTCATTCATCTTCACTATCTTGGGAGACGCCTTAAACGCTTCGTCAACCTGATTCATGTTTTTGTCTATATGACTCTCTAACTTTCTAGATAAATCTTCGTAAGTTTTCACGCCAGTAGTGTCTACCTTAGACAATACTTTAACTCCAACCTTGGCCTCGCCAGGATGTCCTTGTAAGACCTTACCAGCAGCAGATTTGGCAAGTTCTGGGGTCACTGATGGTTTACCTAATGCAGATTTCACACTCTTATAACCTTCACTTATTCCACGAGTTGCCAAAGGAACAGCAGCACCAACAGCGCCACCAATACCAGCGCCAATAGCGGTTTCTTTCAAGACGTCAACAGCACCTTTATCTTCTTGTAAAGCTCGGCCACCACCGAACATTGCGCCAGACTTTGCACCTAGTATTGATCCTTGTCTTACGGCAGATCCAAGCGTACTTTTTAGTGCGGTTTGCACTCCAGTTTTAGCCGCTCCTCCCCCTGCCAGATATGATGCAGATTCTAAGCCCTCGCCAGCAACTTGCTTGAATCCAGAGAAGCCTGGTTTTATAGATTTAGCCTTAAATTTGCCTAATAACGGCAAGTTAACCTCTATGTCTTGGCCTTGATCTAGCTGTGATAAGGCGCCAGTCTGAGCCTCTTTACCGAGTATACCAGTCGTAGCGGCAGCTTGTGTGGCCCTTACCGCTGGGCGGACAAGTAATGTGTTTATTGGTTCCTTTACGATTCTTTTTAATAGACCATCCTCTACTGGTCTTTCTTCTTGTTGTGGTTGTTGAGCAGACTTTTGTCTTAACGCCTCGAATGCCGCAGATCCACTACCACCAGCTCCAACAGTACCAGTAGATTTAGATTTTAACTTTTCGAACGTTGTTGTCATTTTAGTCGTATTCTACGTTGTTACCTTCTCTTAAAAGTTCGTCTATTTCAGCTCTACTTGCAGTAGAGGTTATAGTTTCCCCACTAGGAGACGTTACTTTAACTATAGCTTCTAGGCCTGCAGCAGTAGTAAAGACTCCACGGATTTTCTTCAACTCTTTGGCGAACTCCGCTTCTGATAGATTTCTACCTAAGGCAGATGCAGATCTATCCAAAGTTCTGCTCTCGTAGTCGGATATTGCACCTGATCCTTTAAGTGCGGACCTCTTATCTAATGCTAGTAAACCTTTAAGTTGATTGTATTTATTAGCTGTAGCGGATCCCGAAGTAAATGGTATAGAACCAGTTTGTATCGGCCCCGATATCGTGCCTGCGTTACTTATGATGTCATTAACAAGTTGTACATTCCCAAGCATAGAACTCACATCTTTCTGACCTGCAGCATCAGCAGCAGCTTTAGCTTCGTCAATTGCGACCCTTCTAGCATCCAAAGCATAGTTAAGACCAAATTGTCTTTTATCTTCTTCGAATTTTCTCTCGGATAAACTATCACTAAGAGCACCTCTCTTTTTATCTTCAGCTAAGGCATCTGATTTTAATCCAAATTCTTTATTAAATCTTTCATTTTCGGCAGCCATTGTACGGGCATTTTCAGCAGCCGATCTCTCTGTTTCAGCTTGCTTATCAGCTCTATCTAGTGCGAATCTAGAAGCCTCTAATGAGGATTGTCTTTGCGCCTGTAACCTTGCAAGTTTCGATTGTAACGGCTCGGCTAATGTGTTAGCACGTTTCTCTATTGATGAGAGTTGACCAGTAATAAATTCTAAGGGAATGGCTTTATCTTCGGTCCCAGTAAATGCCGCCTTAGTCGATGCAATAAGCCTATCTAGGTCCTCTTGAGTTGATAATTCTGCAGGACTTAACTTTAAGCTCTGCTCATATGAATTTTGAGCTAGTTGTAACGCTCTAAATGTTTCGGGAGACAAGTCACCGAACATACTTTTATTTTTGGCGGCTGCAGCTGCGGAAGTTGCGCCAGCGGCATTTTCGGCCTCTATTTTTGCTGCATCTTCAGCACTCACTCCGTTGGATCCTCCCAAACTGGCCAAAAGAGCGTTACCTTTCGCCAAAAGGTCGTTAGTATTGTAAGGGAGGTTACTTGGTGTCGCTTGGGTCTTAAAAGTGCTGGAAAGGGGCTTTTTGAGGTCAGCCGTGGGTGTTATAGGCACATTATAGCCACCATATGTCTGATAAGTGGTCGAACTGGGGAATATTGATGTCTTTGGTTTAACTGGGCCTATAAACCCAGTTTGAGCTGTTTGCGGTGATGTTAAATTTGCCGTTGGCGACTTGAACAGGTTTGTGAACGGACTTATTAAACTTTTGAAATCTAGTGTTGCCATTTTATAGTGATATTGTCAAATTAGGGTTTAGGATCGACTCATCCCCCCCATCGTCTAGTACCATTGATAAATCATTTACTCCGTATGTCTTGAATAAATCTCTAATTCCTTCGTCAAGTAAGTTCTTGAATTCTGTGGCACGTTCGTCTTGTTCTTTGTGCCAGTATCTGTGAGCTGCATATATTTCTGGTAAATCTTGGTAAGCTTCTGGTAATAATGACATCTGTCCGAGAGTGTAAGTAGCAGAACCTGCAGCGATTGATGTGCCACCATATTCTCTTACTGTCTCTAAATGAGTCGTATCAGTAACACTCCCGATTTCATACCATACACCGTCACCAGTAAGAGCCGTGTCTGCATGAGTGATACGAACCCAACGACCGACCATTTGAGAAGTCCAAGAAGTACCGCTCCCAGTCAAAGTTTCGTCTCCATTAGTAATCGATACAATCGTTCCTGTCGTGTAGTCCGCAATTCCTAAATCTATTACTCTAATCTTTGCGTTTATTGAAATCACATTGCTTGCTGTCGCAGGTCTCGGCCAAAGACCGAGTTGTCCGTTATAAACGAACCAGTATTCAGGGGTATCCGATGTTTGAACTGAGTAATGTAACTGGTCCCAAAATTCTCTTGAAGGAGCTGGCTTCGGATTGTAACGTGTACCGCTTACTGTAACGAATACGCTCTCAACTTGGTCGACATCGTAAGGCAATTCCACGAATGTTGTATTAGCTGCCGTGACAGCGGTCCTTAATCTATGAATGAACGGCCAATCAGCCTTTGCAATTAAGCGCCTGTGAAAATCGTTCATCTTATTATCGCCATAAGTCAAGTTAGCGCTCGATGTATTTTTTGTATCTATTCCGTAATCCGTACGGAGCGTGGTGTAAGATTTCATTTGTGTTTATTGTTTATATTTTATCATATTTCACTAAAATGTGTGGTGCATTATAAAGTAATTCATTGCTATACTTGCTTGGTTTGCTGCCCATGCACCACTTATCCAATCTGTTGCGATTTGCCAGAGAACGGCTGGACTTCCTGTTGGGATATTGGTGGTGTGCGTTCCCAATAGAATCTCGTTTGCATAGAAAGCTATAGAAGTTGTTGTTATTTCAAATCTAAAATTAAAAGTGTCGGATAAAATCGGGTCTCCATTCGTATCTAACGCCCAAGTAGTCGTTACATCGGTCTGGGTCTGAGTTGTGCCATTGGCATTGGTTATATAAACCACACCAGCCGCTCCTCCACTTTTAGTAATTTTTATACCTATATGATTATTAGTCCAAGTGAAAGCCAATCCTCCAGTAGAGTACGGCCGACCTATCCCAAAGAAGGCAGCGAACTCATTAGCATTTGCAGTATGATTGGTATTCCAAGAAAACGTTCCCAATCCAACGACTTTAGTTATTTTTTGATAAGTAAGAGAAGTATGTACGTTTCCATATTCCAAGGCCGCTCCCGTACCGTCTCCAAATGTTATAACGGATACTATGCTATTAGAGAAGTTAACTTCGTCATTGGCCGTGCCTTCAAACTCTGTGAATCCTGATGTAGAGGGGAAATCTTTGAATAAAATGAAAGGATCTGGCGTAACTAAGTTAGCTTCGATTACGGTTACTAAGTCTTGCCATGTTCCGTCTCCTCTAAGATAATCTCCTGTATCGTCACTTAATTTAGGTAGGTAACCATGATTGATTTCGTTCGCATTACCTTCGGTAACATCAATAAACTCAACTTCGACATCTTTAACTTTACTAATACCAAGACCAGTATGGTTATGATCGGCCACAGGTCGTTTATCGAGTTCGCTATTTATTAATTTTTTAATTTCTTCTTCGTTCATTTTAAGGTCTTAGTTGAATCCATAATAACTCAAAATCGCCATCCATTTCGACTTGTATTTGGATGTTTTCTAAATCTATTAAACCTATCGCATCGTTAATAAATGATATTGCTGAGTTGTCTGCTGTAAAAGTATCTAGAGTGGTAAAGGAACTGGTGGTATCTTGTCTGTAACTTACTCTCAAGTGACCAGAACTAACTACTTTACCAACTCGGACTTCTAATTCAGAAAATTTTCCTTTTGATATCTTAGTTGCTAGGGGTATCAAGGCGGAATGGATAATAGTTTCAAATGATGAGTAACGGCTACCTAAACTACGATCAGCACCACTTGCATAACCCATATAATAGAAATCGGTTTCGGCGAATATAGATAATGCGTTAACGTATGCCGTGGATGGTGCATTATCCATTAGTAAACGACCGTCTGGATAAAGAATATAACAACCCGATCCACCTGATAGAGTGCTCGTGACTCCGAATAACAAAGCACCATTTCTGGCCGCAATACCACCCCAAATTACAGGCGATGACGTTAATGTGCCAGCGTTATTAACTACGTAATCTGGGAGTTTTGTGACGAAACTCACATAAGTTCCTTGTGTTCTGTATATATTTCCTTTAGTTCCAGCGAGAATATAAACTAAGTCACCAATGTTTTGTAATTTCTTAGCCGAGGCTTCTGGAACTAATAATGGGAGTCTAAATGAAGAAGATACCCTGTCCCACGGATATATCTTATTGTACGTATTCCCAGCAGCGAGTAAGAGTGCACCTAACTCTGCTAAATGGTTCAGTACCTCACTCTGATACGTATCAAGAGCTTGGCTGTTGTAAGTATAGGTTGCTGCATTAGACGGGAGGAACACTTGACCAGTATTCTCTTGGATACTTCCAACATATCTAGCATCACAGAAGTAAATGATATTATCTTGACCTACTAAAGAATGGTGACTATTACCCGATCCAGAAGAGCTATTAAGCGCTTTCCAACTATTAGTCCAACTCGGTGTTTTTAAATTTGAAAGAGCTGTTATTTCTGATACGTCAATCGCTGCATTTCTAAAAACGAATAGATATACTTTACTTCCATCTGAAACTCTAAAGATGGCAAGACCGTTCCCCTCACCATTCGTCAATGTATTTCCACTAAATAACAAAGCCCTTGTAGTGCTGCTCGGTAGAAACCATACGATCCCGTTGGAATCATACAGAAATAGGGTACCTATGTTTTGGTCCTTAACTATCGTTTTAACTGACCCTGGGTTGACTGATGTCGCTGTATGAGTTCCTGTTCCAGTATCAGTTATATTAACTCCCGTTCCAGCTTCA